TGTTCCATGTCTAGTTTTTGGAAATGCTGGAAGTTTAATGGATTTTCTGTATTAGTTATTGTAGTATCTAAAGGAAGTATTTGGAAATTTTTCATTGCAGCATAAGCTTTTGCATAGTTTCCTTTACCCCAATCTTCTCCTAATGAATGTTTAGGTAAACCATTTTGATCTAATAAAATAACAGTACCTAATTCATCTACTAATATATCAGCTATTTGGTTATTTACAATATTATATCCTATTTGAAAAGGTTTCATTAAATCTACAAGAGATGTAGATTTAGTATTTCTATCAGAAAATACTGCACCCTCTACTGGTATCTTACAACCATATAATGAGTTATCTCCTTTAAATTGAAAACGTAAAGGTCCAATATCTTTTTTATCTATACCTAAATAAATTGGAGAAAACCCATCAGGTGAGTTCATTCCCCAGAAGCTAGGTAAGTTTGGTCCAAGTTTAATACCACCCCAAACTTCATTAATCCAAATCCAATCAATGTGCTCTCCAAATACTAAATTATCTCTAGTTTTATTTTTAAATAATCTAGTATCATATTGAGGTTTATCAGTAATTTTGTAAGCCTCTGTTACTATTTCAGTAACTATTTCTCCGTTATCATAAACTTTTGTAAGATGTCCTACTTTTCTTTGTGATTTCCAATAAGCAACAGTTTCTCTAATTAAATAGGCTGTTCCTTCATTTTCATAATCTTCACTTTCTCTAAGTACATCATTAATAACATCACCACCTTCTAATACACTTTGAGAAGTTGCTGAGGTATATTGTCTCATAGCTAATGAAGGCATATTAGTATTCCATTCATGAGATTTAGTAGAGTCATAATAGCTACCATCATTTTGATAACCGTTTAAAGTATATCCTGCTGATCTAATTGGATAAATAGCTTCTAATGCTTCTAGTTGATCATCAGTCATAAGATAACCATACTTATCTATAGCATCTGCAACTGTAAGCATCTCTGTTTTACCTACCCAGTTTGATTGAGATATATATCTTGCATCAGGAGATTTATGATAGAATACTAGAGTAGGATTCCAAAGTTCTACATCATAGTCATCATCCATCATTCTAAAATGCCAAAACTCTCTATCAGTTATAAGCATATCTCTAAAACCTCTTTCTTCTAATTCATCCATTCTGAACTTTTCAACATCAACTTTATGTTGGTGATCAGCCCATTGTTCAATCATAGATCTATAATCCTTTTTAAAGAACTCTTCTATTTCAGGTAAAGTTTTTAATTTTTCTGGATTTAACTCTTGTTGAAATTCTTCACTATTAGGATCTGCTCCTTGAGCAACTAAAGCAGAAACTATTTCCATTTGAGCATCAGCTAATAAAACTTCTTCTACCATTGCCCTTTTTTGCTCAAGCATTTCATTATATGAAAAATCATCTACTGCTCTATATGTAACTCTACTGTTTCTTTTTGCAAATTCAGAAACTAAAACATTTACAACATTAGGTATAATAGGATAAAATTTTAATTCTAGTGCTGTGTCATCTTCTTGAGTAAGGTATTCTAGTATATCTCTATATTCTGGATTTTCTTCAACAATGTAATCTCTTTTATCAATTACACCTTTTGCTAACTTATAGTTTTTAAGAAGTTTTCTAGCATTTTTTCTAATTTGTTTTATACCATTCCACTCTAACCAATCTAAATTCCAAGCAGCCCACTCTGCATCTTTTTCTTTAGCGGGCAGAAACTGCAAAGGTTGGATTATAGAACCCATCCTGTTTTCTTTTGTCTTAGCTCCATTTTTGAGCTGCATTGCATTAAGAACTTGCATAATTTTTATTTAAGATTTTTAAATGCACTTCTAATAACCCTTCCATTAGCTTTTTTACCTTTGCCTAAATTACGAAAAGGGCTATTATATAATTTATATAAATTATCTGACTTTTGCAACTTTTTAGCTGCTTCATCTCTCTCTATTCTCTTTTTAAATCCTAAGTTTGAATGTAATATCTTCATATATGACACTAAAGCTGCAAATGATACTAAACGGTCAACGTTAACATCATCGTTATAAGCAGCCATTTCAATTAATAACATAGGATCAGGTATTCTCTCTACACCATATTTTTTTCTAACAACTGTACCATCTGGTTTAGTTTCTTGATCTATCTCTTCTTTTACATACTCAATAGCATATGAAAGCATATGATCTTTAAACAAACGTCCCGTGTTTTTCCATCCATATTCTTGGTAAACATTTTTATTTGCTCCTAAATCTTTTAAGAATACCATTTGGTCTTTAGGAACTAAATACATCTGTTTATTTTTACTAATCATATATTGGATAAATAATGATATATTGTTTTCTATTATAGTCTTAGCCTTATACCATTCTATTATATGCATTAACTGTTTATGCGTTTTATTAATATCATCATATCTACCGCACCAAGCTGCAACAATTTTATCTCTTTCTATGTATGTTTCAACTTCTTCACCAGTCATTCTAGTAACTTCAACTGGAGCTTTCATTACATATATTGAACATAGTGATTCTGAAGTAGTTGTCCTACCTTCACCCACGGGGTCAATAGATGCATAATACATTCCAAACTCAACATCTTTTACAGGACGTTCCCATACTACAATAGATCCAGTTTTATCTTCTGCTTTTTTACTTACTGGAAATTCTGATATAGGTAATTTATTTGTAGTCTCAACATTTAGTTTACCTGTTGCATCCTCATTTATTTTAACAAACTCATAAGGATACTCTTTTTGTTTTATTCTATCTTGCTGTGCAGAGATAAGATGCATAGGAAACTTTGATACTGTCCTTGTATCAAAAGCTTCTTTAATGTTTCTTGGATGCTGAGAGATTCTAAGTTGATATTGTTCAGGTGATAAAGCTTTTTTCCATTCCGCAAATTGTTCATCTAAAGCAATTAAAGCTTCTTCTACCTTAGAATTACCATATTCATCAATATAAGGAGGCATAGACCATTGCTCAGGAATAAATAAACCTGATAAACCTATTGTTCCTTTATCATCAATAAGATTTGTTTCTACTGCATAGATATCATTAGGTATTGGATCAACCATCATATCTTTTAACGGTTCACATTGTGCCAAATCACCAACTGATCCTGCAGCAATAAAAACACCAGTAGTTATCATACCTGATTTTAAAGCAGGTCTTATATACTCATATGTTTTATTCATTTTAGGTGCAATTCCAGCTTCTTCGTGAAAAAAGTATTTAACAGGTCCACCTACACCATTTGTTGGATCTTTTTCAAATGACATACCTTGTATAGTACCTTTAAGACCTCTATCAAAACTTCTACCACTTACTCTTTCTTCAATCTTTTGTTGCCACATCATAACCTTCATAGGATTAAAAGGTCTATACCATGCCGTGTGTTGATTTAAAAAGTTAGCGTATTCATCTAAAAATTTCCAAGTACCTTTATCATTTATATAGTCTTTAAGACTTGCACCCATTTTAAGGGTTACTCCTTCTTCAAACCATACTTGATTTATAAGCTTAGCACTATGAAAATATGATGAAGCAATCTGACGTTTTTTAAGAATAGCAACATGTTTATAATCTAGTTCTGCTAGTAACTCATATAAAGCCATATGATACTGTGCATCTCTTATTTTTGCAAAACCAAACTTCTGATTTTCTTTATCAAATATTGGTAAAAAGTTTAACCACATATAATAGTCTCTAGAAATAAACCATGTTTTATCTCCAGATTTAACTATTATACCTTTTCTACATTTTTCTTTTTCAAAATTCCAATATTCTATAAAATCCTTTGATTTAAAAGGAGCATCACAATAATAACCGTTTTGATTAAAAAGCCTACCTTGCTCATTAAAGATTAAAGAGTCTTCATTAAAGTTATATTCTCCAGGTATAAAAAATATACTTTTAATAAAAGATTTAAATTCATCTCTTGATTCAAAAGATGTTTTAGACCACTCACCTTTTTCATATGTGGGTATGTCTATAATAAACTCTTCCATTATTTAATATGCTTTAAAACTTCTTCTATTTCTTCTTTTAAGTATACGTGTTTATCTTGTCCACCACTTACAGTTATACAAGTTAAATCATCAGCATCCTTATATAATTCAATAATATCTACATCCCTAACATAATATGGAGTTTCCTTTATGTTATAGTCATCTAGAGTTAAACTATATTTTGGTACATTAGGTAAATTTAGATTAAGCATTTCAGCTCTTTCTGTTTGCTCTTGATATTCATCACGCAACTGCTCTATTTTATCTAAAGTAGACTCTTTTACAGTTAGTAATAATCTTGTAAATTTTATCATTTATTTTATTTTTAATTATTGATCATATGCCATAGAGCTACCACCACGTATTCTTGATTGTTGCTCATCTTGTAAATCTTTGTAAGCTCCTTTAAAAGATTGTCTTATAGCTTCAAAATCTTTTGCCATAGCTCTAATCTGACCAATATTTCCATCTTTACCATCTGTAATTTGTGTAGTTGCCATATATCTAGCTATTCTGTCTAAAGCTTTTCTTATACCGTCATATGCTCTTTTAGTAGGTGTCTCATATAATGTTTCACAAAAAGCTAAAGCTCTTTGTATTAATTCATCCTCTGTAGAAAACTCAGGATCTATTTCATTTATAATAAGTATTTCTTTATCAGCTTCTGGTGTATGAAAAAATGGATTTGAATCTGGGTCTGGACATGTCATATAAAATAAATACTGGTAAACCTTTAGATAGTCTTCAGGATACTTGTCCATTAAATTTTTAAGTGTAGCTAAAGTATAGCAATGTTCTGTTGGAATTACTTTACCATTCTGTATATCAAATAACTTTACTATCATTTCTTTTTATTTAATTTTTGTCTATTATCTTTTAACCAAGAAATAATAGACAATACTTCATCTTTTAAATAAGGTACATCCATAACTATCACTTCTTTAACAACAGGATCCCCATTATCTAATTTTTTATAAATAGGATAACCATACTTATCATCACCTTCTTGTTCAAAAATAACATGATGTATGTATATGTTACCAGGTTTTAATTTAGGGTTATGCTTTAATATAATATACATATAAATACTCAATTGTAAAGCATAGTGATTAAAACTACAGTCGTCTAAGTTATTTACAGGATGTAAAAGTTTTTTAGATATACCTTCCCAATTTACATAAGATTCAGTCTTTATTTCTTTATTTGTTTTGTAATCAATAATATTTACTTTACCATTAACTACTTCTACTAAATCTGATTGTCCACATATTCCTGCAGATTTTAAATACACCATATGTTCTGGGTAAACACCTTCCGTAAGCTTAGGTTCAGGTGCATATTTTATACCCTCTTTTTCAATAGGTGAATATATAGGTAGCGGTACACCTTCCTTTTCTATAGATGCTAAAGAGCACAAATCAGATTCTCTTTGGTTATGATAGAAAGTACCTAATTCAAGAGCTCTCTCAGATTCACTTTTCCAAGCATTCTCAATTTCTTTAGGTTTCATCCCATACCATTTAGAATTTTTATTTTTACTTACTTTTTTTGCTATACCTTTTGCATCAAAAGGTTCTTTAAATTCAGAAATTAATGTAGTAACAGAAATCCAACTAATGTCATCTTCTTGTAAACTTACATAACTATGATCTTCTGCATTAAATATTATACTCATTTTATTTATAGTTTTCTAATTCATCTTCATCTTCTTCAGTAATTAAAGCTTTCCATTTACCTGCAGGACACTCTGAGGATAAAGCTCTTGTTTTCATAGATAGTGTGCAACCACAAAGACTACAGCAAGGTTGAGTACCTTTTACTAAACATTCTTTTCCTGTGTTATCTTTTTTATCACACTTGTTACAAATTTCATATCTATCTTGAGCAACAGCTTCAATATAACTTTTACGCAATAAAGAGTTCTTCAAGCCCTCCATAATTTGCTTTCTATTTTTCCAAGCTTCCAGTATTTTTTGCATTTTTCCAGTTTTCTTTTTCTTCTAAAAATTTATCTATTTTAATTTTAATTGCTTCAAGTTTTTCTAACTTTTCTTCAGTTGTTTTTTTATAATGATATCCTGAAAAAGAAGAAGTGTCAACTACATTTAATTTTCTTTTACATTTTGTAATTGACTCATCTACTTTATTTTTTCTAATTAAAAAGTAGCCTAAACCTGGTACATTAATTTTTAAATCTGAAAGATCAGATAAATTAGTTCTTAATTCTTTATAAAAGAAATTTACAATATCGTAAACCTCTAACTCATCAATGTCCAAGTTTTCTGAAATTGTTTTTACAATTGTATTATACTTTTTCGGAATCATTTTTAGCAAAAAACTTTATTTCTAGTAATATATTACCAGATGTTTTTAAATTTATTTTAGGATTTAGTTTTATAATTTTTTTATTGCTTTTATCTTTTATAACTATACCTTTTTTAATACATTTATTAATTGCATTTCTGACAGACTGTGGTGTTTTAAATATCCAATCTTCTTCAGAAGAAGCATCATAACAAAAGTCAGTAAGTTCAGTAGGTTCATTAAAACTTAAAAGAGTTAAACAATTTAATTCAGAGTCACTTACTGTTAATCTATTTAAATAACAGTAAGTGACTATCTGAAACTTTACTAAATCCCATTTAGGCATCATAGCCTTTTTTTCAATGCGATTTACTAAAGCCATTTCTTAAGATTTTTTAAGTTTTCTACTTGAAGTTTTACTTTCTTCTTTAATAGGTTTTACTGGAGCTTCAGGCATTTCAGGTTCTTCTTGCATATCTTCTTGTTGTGCAAGCATAGCAAATTGCATCTGAATTTGTGTTCTCTTTAACCTTACCTCATCAATATCAGCAAGAATCTTTTCATAGTTAAACTGAGCTTCTAAATAAGGCATTGACTCCTTATAAAATTCTAGCATTTCTTTCTTTTTTGTCTCCATTTCTTCTGGAGACATTTGTTGGTTTTCCATAAAAAATTATTTTAAGTTTAAACAAATATACAAAAAAAGTTTAAACGCAAAAAGTTTAAATAAAAAAACCTAGAGTTCTATCTAGGTCCTTTTGTTACATATCTTTATTAAAATTAATTCCAGTATATAAATATATAATCAGAATTTTTTTCTGTCATTTCTTTTTTGCTTTATTACGTTTAGATATTGCTGCTGCTTTTTTACGTGCATCAGCTTTACTACTAGCACCCCATGCTTTAAGTGATAATAATAATCTAGTAGGTTTACCATCCTTATCTCTTTCTGGTCCTTTAGCATTTCCCATTCTTGCTAAGAAACTAGCTCTTCTAGGATTATCTCCTGATTTTACAGGTGGTTTAAGATTACCTTTAGCAGAAGCTCTACCTTTAGCATTTAATCCTCCTTTTGGATTCTTCCCTTCTTTCCTTTGCCACGCTGGGCTTTTGTAACCTTTTTTTGCCATTTTATTTCTTTGTATGAATCTATTTGTTCTTCAATTGGTCTATTTCTATTATATTGTTCTACTAACCATTCTTTAGATCTATTATCCATTATCTTTTTTTACCTTTATGTAAATTATGTTTTGCATGTTGCTTACCTTTTTTAGTAGCTTCTCTTTTTTTAGCATTTGCAGCTGCAAGTTTTTTTCTTCCAGAAGGTGTACTTTTTAATTTAGCAATAGTTTTAGCAGGAGCATATACTTCACCCGTCTCAGAAGATTTTTTTCCTGATGCTGTTCTCCACTTTTGTTTAGTCCATCTATCTAAACTTTTTTGTCTTGCTGTTTTTGCCATTTAATCTTCAGGTTTAAACACTTTAAAAAAAGAGTCCATAAATTTTATAGCTTGATCAAAACCTTTTTCATATGCTTCTTTTACTTCATCATATCTTTCATATTTAGAAATATGATCACCTTTTTTAAGGTGATACTTAGAGCATGCATAAGAATCTGATTTTTTAAACTTACTATCTAAAATAAATTTTTCAAGTTCTGCTTTATTCATTGGTTTTATTTTTTGGTTTTATATCCTCCTCCTGATGCTTTATATTTTTTAGCAAGCATCTGTGCTTTTCTTGCAGACCACTGACCAGGTTTTCCACCTTTACCTCCTGCTTTTATTTCATTAAAAAGTCTTTTACGTAAGGAAGGTTTAGTATAATTTCCTGATTGATTTACTGTACTTTTTTTAGCTGTACTTTTTTTGGCTGTACTTTTTTTGGCTGCCATTATATTAAATATTTTTTAACTATTCTATATACAATAATAAATATAATAATAAATATTAAAATAGGCAAAAAAGATTTCCAATCAAATGTTGTTTTATCATAATATCTAATTGGTATTTTTCTTTCTATTATTTTTTCTACTGTAACTGTATCACATTCAGCATTTACATATATAGAATCATGAATAGTATATATTTCTACTTTTAATCTTTCATCTTCTATTCTAACTGTATCTCTTAATAAACTTTCATGAAAAACTGTATCTACAGATACTTTAGGTACTTCTATTCTTACTGTATCTCTTTGTATAATTGTATCTTGTTGATGAACATGCGGAAACTTTTTAACTAGCCTAGCATGTCTTTTAACAGGATCACAACTCAATAAAGTTAAGCTCATAAGCAATATAAATAACCAACTTTTCATATTATAAACTTTTTAGTAAATCTATTAACTTAGGATGTGGATACATATCCCACTTACCATATACAACATTTGTATGACAATAAAGTCCTGGATTTTTAGCTACATAGTTTCTATCTAAAAAATCAAATGCTTCA